TGAACCGCTACCGGCATGGGCGCAAGAAATCATGGCGACCTACACCGAAGTGTGCGGGTTGCAAGGTGAGCGGATACTGCACTACCTGTTGCTGATCACGACGCGAGAAATGCGTCACCTGTATCCCGGCACGGAGACGTTCTGGAAGAAGGTGCAGAAGGAATTTGGCGACAAGGGTGTGGCTAATCTCAAGAACATCTCGTCGGACGGTAACGAAGATACCGCGATGAACAAGTATCTGATCACGCCACCCGCGATGACCATCGGGGAATACACCAAGACGTTGTCGCTGGGGTTTCACAAGGGTTCGTGGGGCGGATCGTATGGCGGGAAGCCATGGGGCGACACGACCGATGCGCTCGTCTCCATGCTGACTGGTAACACGTCGATGGAAATACTGGTCGATACCGGCTACACGCTGGCGCACAACGGTGGACCCATCTTCGACAAGGCCGCTGCCCACATGTATTCGCACTACGGGAGCCATCTGCTGACGGTGCTCGACGTGCAACGTGCGGGGCAGATGTTGGAACTGATGCTGGCCTCTGACACGTTTGGGATCACGAAGACGCCACACGCGATACGGGCCATGGAGTTGATCAAGGAATTTTGCCCGGTGGACGCTGAAGACAAGCCAACCATCAAGGGCTATGTGGACTGGAAGCTGGTGGATTCAGAACGTCCAGACAAGCATAAGAGTCCGAACAAGTATGCGAAATACATCGGGGCGCAAAAGCAGCCGAAGGCAAAGGCTGCACCCGTGAAGCCAGTAATCACGACGCTGGGGGGCAAGAAGATCAAGGTGACGGGCACGTTCCAAGTGTTCCCGAACCAAACGGTCAATATCGTGGAGAGGGTAGGCAGCTAATGGCACTGTGGGACACGTTCAAAAAGAATAGTGCGAAGGATGACTTCGCAGATACCGAGATGCCATTGCACTGCTATGAGTCGCATCCTGCGATGAAGTTGGGCAAGGGTGTGCTGGTCGGCGGAAGCGCCAGCCACCCTGCCGTGAAGGATGCCGACGTGTATGTGTCGTTGCAGAACGGCAGCACGAGTGGCCGGTCGTCGGACCCATGGGAGCCGAAGGGGCACGTGGTCGAGGTTCACTACAGCATTCAGGACATGAACGCTCCGGTGAACCTGCCACGGTTCAAGAAGATGGTCACGTGGCTTTGCACTCAATTGCAGGAAGGCAAGAAGGTGCATGTCGGGTGTGTGGGTGGCCATGGTCGGACAGGGCTGGTGGTGTCTGCCATCGTGGCCGAGATGACCGAGAAGAAAGACGTCATTCAGTGGGTGCGGAAGCACTACTGCAAGAAGGCCGTTGAGTCGAAGTCGCAGATCCAGTTCCTGATGAAGCACTACGGCGTGACCGAGGTCGAGGGGACCAAGACCTACAGTGGTAATGGTGGCAGCGGCAAGTATTTCAGTGGCGGCGGGACCAGTGCCATCGGTCAGTCGTATGAGACGTTCTCATCAAAGCTGGTGAAGTCGTCTGACATGCCCAAGGTGAAGCAGATTGTGCCAGCCGGGGTGACGTCGAAGACCAAGCAGTTCAGTCCGATGCCATCGGCTCGGAGTCTGTGGAAGGGCAAAAAGCTGTAATTGACAAATGGCTGGTGGTTTGGTAGACTGTAGACCGTGACATTTACCCAAGGGAGTGGGGAGAAAAATATGGCATTTATCATGAAAGAATCTCAGACGGCCTTTTTCAATAGCGTGTTTGGCCCCGGTAGTGTGGTGGCCGACAAGGTGAAGAAACTGATTGCCGCTGGTGTCTCGTTCGATGTGTCGTTGTATAGCCTGACGGCCACGTATCAGAACCAGACACATCTGGTCAGTGTGACCAAGTCCACCACGGCTTTGATGAAGGCCGAGGGTTTGGACGCTGCTGTGTTGGAGCAGAACAAGGTCGTGGTGGCTGACTGGGTGGAGAAGCTGTATTCGCTGATTGTGGACGTTCCGGTAGGCGCGATGAACCCGACGTTGGCTCAGGCTCTTGCCAGTGGCGAGACGACGGTCATCTTGACTGGTGGTGAGCACTCCAGCCTGTTGGTCCTGATCAAGGCAATTCAGTCGGTGACCGGGCTCAGTCTGCTTGCCTCCAAGAATGCCGCCCAAGGTGCGATTGCAGGGACGGCACAGCAACTGAAGACGTTCCCGACCTACAACGAAGCGTTCGAAGCGGCGACCATCCTGAAGGATGCGAAGGGCAACGTGGAGTTGTCGTCCAAGGGGCAGAAGGTGTCCATGGCGTCAGCTATCATCGGGGCCACGGCAGCGGTGAAGAATTTGGGGCAGGCGTTTGCGGTGGCTGCAAAGCCAGTGGATGCGGTCCTGAGTCTGAGGGACGCCAAAGCACTGGGTCAGAAGGTCAAGGGCACAAGTTCAGGCAGCGTGTATCACTGCATCGCACTCGGTGAGCATGTGCGACTGGCTGCGAAGCTCTACCAGAGCGGGATGATTTCGGTGCGTGTGGAGTGGACCGACAACCCGAAGGACGACCTGAAGAAGCTGGAAGCGGCTGGCGTGCAGATGAAGCAGAACTACGGCAGCATCCACTTCGATTCACAAGGGGTGCCTATCGAGCGGTGCGTTGGTGCGTTCCTGATGGGCACGGGCATCAACTGGAAATCCGTTGTCACTAATGCGGGGGAACTGGTGATCGGGGGCAAGTCGTGATCGCCCGAGACATGATGCGACTCGATGCGCCAGCCGCCAAGGCGGAACTGGGGCTGCTGAAGCTGGTCAAGGTCGGGGACGTACGGTGCAGTCCGTTGTTCCCGGCCATTGACATGGACATTGACTGGGTCTGTGTGTCGGTGGCCGAGTCCGAGTGGGTGTTCGATGCCACGTTCCTCGGTCAACCTATGTTCCGCATGAAGATTGTGGAGCTACCAGAGACCATCACGTTGGAAGTGAAGGATGTCATATGAACTTAGGATACTTTGCGTCAGACACGCTCGGAGTCACCCTGTATGGAGTGGATGGTGGGCTGAAGGCCAGTGAGGTTCACCAACTCAAGATGGGGCCATGGCGGGTGGATCTACCCATCGAGGTCCAGTCAGATATTCTGGGCAGCACGGAGCTAGGGTTTTGGGTGACCATCGCCAATCGCCTGCGGCTCTACTCCATCATCAAGGAGAAAGAGAACTGGCTGTTCGTTCTGAACGAAGATAAGCTGAAGGAGTGTGGGAAGAAAACAGGTTTCGCTGCACTCAGCGTGAAGGAGCGGGTGCAGGAATTCAAGCCAGCCATCGTGGCCATGTATCGGTGGAAGGACGATGAGTGGAGGCGCGTGCAGTATGGTAACGACAAGGAGGCATAACCATGCCTGATGACGTGACAGTTGAGAGCCCGATTCAAGATCGACTGCTCAAGGCGGCTGAACTGTTGCGGCGGGAAGCGACTCAGGAACACAGTGTCACGTTCCTACCAGAAGCCATGTTCGCATTGGCTACGATGTATGAAATTACCGCTGGTACTATCGAGCACTTGTCCGAGAACAATCGAGAGTTCCGGCGCGTCCATGTGCAGGATGTGGAAATCATCGAGCGGCTGATCCTAGAGCGGAACGAAGCCATCCGTGGTCTGCCAAAGTGGTTGCGGGAAGAGATGGCTCTCATGATCAAATCAGGAAGCAAGCTCTAAAAACGCATCTCATCGTCAGGACCATTCATGCTGTTGACCATCTGGACGAAGACCTCATCGGCCAAGACACTCGCGGTTCTGTCCCCGGTGCTCCGAGCCGTGCAAGACCTCCCCATCACCGTCGTGTCCGATTTCACCATCCCGGCAGACACCACCATGGTGTTGGCGTTAGGGTCCGACCCTCTCAAGAAGCTCCAAGAAAACAAGGTCGTTCCCAAGAACCGGACCACCACGTCTCTCCGCACGGTGCCCCACATGTTGGGGAGTGTGCCGGTCCTGATTTCCTACAGCCCTGACATTGGGGACATTGACCATGGATATTACGTAGACCTGCTGACCGATGTGACCCTGAGCCTGCGCTACTGCCTCTCAGGGAAGTGGCACCCAGTCTATGGGGAGTACACCTACGTCCATGACTTCAGTGGGCTCTGTGAGGCGATAGAGACGCGCTATAAGGCGTCTGGCCAGCCTGTAGACGTGGCGAAGGACTTGGAGACGCTAGGACTGGACCCCTACGCCCTCCCCACCCTGACCTACCCCGGTGCCTACATCGTGACCCTACAGGCGACCTGTGAGGCTGGCAGAGCCTACGTGGTGAGGTTCACATCCCGGCAGCATGAGACGGAGCGGCTGCAAGACCCGGCCCTGCGGGAGCAGCTAGAGTTTATTCTTCGGAGTCCCAAGGTGAGTCTCCGAGGGGCCAACTTCAAGTATGACCTGCATTGGCTGCACAAACGGGCTGCAATCAGTTGCACCAATTTCAAGTTCGACACCACCATCGTGGGCAGCTTGCTCGATGAGAACCGGAGCAACGCCCTCGACGTGCATACCAAGATTTATGTCCCATCGCTGGCAGGTTACTCGGACCAGTTCGACCGGGCCATCGACAAAGGCCGGATGGACCAAGTCCCACCAGACCAGCTACTCCCGTATGCGGGTGGGGATGTGGATGCCGATCTCCAAGTGGCGGCGGCGATGAAGCAGGAGTTGTTGAAGGACCAACGACTCACCAGCTTCTATGTGAACATCCTCCATCCAGCGGCGAGAGCGTTCGAAGCGGTGGAGCAGGGTGGCATCATCGTAGACAAGGACGCCTATCAGGAGTTGAAGTCAGACCTAGAGACTGAGCACGCACGACTCGTCAAGGAAGCGGTCAAGATCATGGGTGGCCGCATCTATGTGAAGCATGGTGATCCATCGAAACCCGGTGGGATGAACCTGACCAAAGCGGCCATGCTCACGGACTTCATGTTCTCACCGATGGGTCTGGGCCTGAAACCCAAGATGTATACCGAGAAGCCCGACAAGGATGGGATCAAGAGGCCATCGACGGCGATGGAGCATCTGGAGATGTTCGCGGATGAACCCAAGGCCAAGGACTTCATTGCCATCATTCGTGAAGACAGCGGCGTGATGAAGACCTACAACACCTACGTGGTGGGCTTCCTAGAGCATCTCCGATCTGATGGTCGATACCATCCCACGTACTATCTGTTCGTAGGTAATCAGGATGAAGGTGAAGGTGGGGCGAGGACGGGGAGACTCTCGTGTAAATCTCCCGCCTTTCAAACTGTCCCGAAGCACACGAAGTGGTCAGCACGCATTAGACGCTGTTTTCCAGCCCCACCGGGCTATGTGGTGGTGGAGCGGGATTATGGACAGGGTGAACTCCGTGTGGTGGCCTGTATCGCCCATGAGCAGAACATGATCAACGTGTTCAAGTCTGGCAAGGATATCCATGCCGACACAGCGGCACCATTCGCAGGATTCACATACGACGCTCTGATGGCGTTAGAGCAGACCGACATCCACACGTTCGAAGAGACCCGGCAGTTAGGCAAGGCCGGTAACTTCGGCTTGGTCTTTGGGATGAAGGAAGAAGGCTTCGTCAACTATGCCCGTAGTAACTATGGGGTTACCTTGACCTATGGAGAGGCTGAAACCTTCCGCAATACCTTCTTTACGAAGTATCCGAATCTGTTGGTGTACCATCGTGTGGCGGTGGAGCAGGCGAGACTCCAGAAACACGTCAGAACACCACTCGGCAGAATCCGTCATCTCCCATTGATCAAGAGTCCCAATCGTGAGGTGGCGGCAAAGGCGGAAAGACAAGCGATCAATAGCCCCGTCCAAGGATGTCTAACAGACATGGTGCTCTGGACGATTGCCTTAGAGCACCAGTCAGGATTATCACATACTGCACCATGCTTTGGTGCCTGCCATGACAGCATCTTGAATTACGTCCCCGAGAACAACGTGGACAATATCGTGTCCCTCCAACTCGGCACCATGGAGAATCTTCCGTTCGAAAAAGTCGGGTGGAATCCACAGTTAAAATTCGTGGCTGATGCTAAAGTAGGCAAGAACTGGGGTGAGGTGAAGAAGTTCAAGAGGTCATAAGCCATGACTGATGATGCGGTCTGGGTGGGCAAAGCCCGAATGATGGAGCACCGATGCCACGTCTGCTATCGCGTCATCGATGCCGTCACCTCCGTTAGTAATATGGAACCCCAGCCCGGTGAATCCATCCTCCCACAGCCCGGTGACCTGACAGCCTGCGTATATTGCTGGTCAATTGGCGTGTGGGAGGCTGATGGCTCAATCCGTACCGCCACCCCAGAGGAGTGTGAAGACGTGCCCGACTGGGTGCGCTTACAGATTGCGAGGGTGCAGTCGCCCAGTAAGCCTTCTTGACAAATAGCCAGACTGGTGGTAAGATCGTTATCATGGAAGACACCCAGAAATTGATGGAGGATATTGCGCGTGCAGTGTCACCACTCCTGAAAAAGCATTGGGCCACCACGGGAAAGTTCCCGGTTCAGGTCACCATTCAGGTTGACAGTAAAGACCCGGAGAAGGTGCGATTCATGGTGAAAGCCATATTTGACAAATAGATTGGTGTAGGCTAGACTCGTGGCAGTCCATGGAGGGAGTCAGATGGCAGCAGCAATTCCCCGTCGTATCGAAAGTTATTGGTGCAATAGTCCCTATAAGCACGACAAGGTGTATCGTCTGGAGATTCAGGAGTTCAAGGGTCTTTTTGACGTGATCGGGGCGTATGCGCGGCGGAAGCAGCCGTTGAAGGTGCATATCTTGTCAGAAGGCACCGAATTCTACGAGGCCAAGCAGGCGTTCGAAAAGAAAGTAGCCGAACTGGAAAAGAAGGGCTACGTCCGAGTCAATGAGGACGTGTCCAAAACCTCAGAGTTGACCTTCCAGAAGGTGTTCACATGGGCCTGATGCGACTACCCATGGGCTATAAGCCTATTTCGTTGAGCTTGATGCTGCAAAAGTATGCGAACATCGCTCCCACGCTGGGTCGATTGCTGTTCAGGCATCTGGGGATGCCCGAGGAAAAAGCGGCAGAGCGTATCGTGGAGTTGGAAGCACTGAGTCTGGTGCAGTTCGCCATCGCGCCGAACGGGGAACCATCCTGTTTCATTGCCCCGAGCAGTGAAGACTTCAATCCCTATCCGAGCCCTGACCATGTGGCGTTGGCTGAGAAGCTGATCACGTTCTGGGACATTCAGGGGAAGCACAACGACGGGCAAATCATTTCAGCCGAAGTGCCACTGAGTGCATTCCAGCATAATGCGTTTGGCAAGATGCCCCACTGGCAGATCGCACTCGACCAAAAAATCGAAGCGATGAAGTCGTTGCAGGATATCAAGCAGCTAACGCCCACTGAATTGGCGGCACGTCGAGTGGACTACATGGACTTGCAGGAAGATTTGAACGCCCTGAAAGTTTCCGAGGTCTTCTCGTTCAATGCGGACACCATGCACGCCATCATGGAAGGGGCGAAGTCCATTCCGCCTGACTCGCCACTTTCTTCCGTTGAGATACCTACAGCCCGAGCCGGGTGGTTCTGGTTCGCGGAGCCGTATCCCGTGGCATCGAGTCCGGTGTCCGCAGGGACTACCGCCGCACTGTTATGGTCATGGCACACGAATCAGAAGGAACCGGCGCTCCAGTTCTCCGCGTATGTCGTAGATCAACAAGTGATGAAGGGTCGCATTCTGCCATCCACGAAGTGGTCGTGGCCGGTGAGGTTTACGCTCGATGAGATGCTGGCCATGAGCACGCAGCTATATCGTGAGACCTATACAGGGAAGGGCAAGTATGCCAACAACCCATGGGCGGTGGGTGAGCATGCCACCATGGAGGTCGTGCAGAAGCTCAGTCGGTTCTTCATGATGTCTTGCCTATGGTTTCGTCAGACGGTCCCCGGCACGAAGAAGAAAATCGAGCCGAAGCTGACACAGGAGCAGGGTCATATCGAGCGCCATGCGCGGAAGCGGTTTGAGAAGGAATTCAACCTCAAGCCCACTGTGCGTGTCATTGCACTCAGGAAGACGCAGGCGACCGCTGTAGAGCCGTTAGAGGCTGGCACAGGACGGAAGCTGAAGGTGCGGTTCATTGTGAAGGGCCATGCGAAGCTCCAGCCCTGTGGGCCGGGACGGAGTGATCGGAAGCTCATCTGGGTGGATGCGTATCCGAAGGGTCCAGACGATGCACCGTTCAAGGAGAGCGGCCCGAAGGTATTCGCGGTGATTAGGTAAGGTGGGGTAGTTATGACAGATAAGGATCAACAGTACGCAGAAGGGGTTGCCGTCAATCGTGGCCTGATTGAACGCATGATTCAGGATTTGGGAAATGGGGTCAGACCACCTGAACTTGGTCCAGAGAGGACCAAACGGCAGATGCTGAGTGAGCATGATCAGCAAGAGCTTCGCAAGTGGATGGTGACGCATGCGATTCTCTATCATAAAAAAGTGGAAGGAGAGTACGGTTGTCCCGGTGAAACATGTCCCGGCGTTCAACGGTTGGTGAAGTTGTTGGAGGATTGGACAGCAACGGTGTTTCTGCTTGTCAGATGGAAAGAAGGAGTCTGATGATTCGGTGGCGGCGGTGGGTGGTGGAAATCAATCCCATGGGTCTGGGCCTGTGGATACCGGTGTTTGAGCACTGGTTCAGGTGGACGGCTGTGCGCCGAGCCAATAGAATGCGGAAGAATTACGAATGTGAGACGAGGGTCACATGTCGCTGACCAGAGCCGAGTGGGAAGAAATGTGGAAGACCATCGAGAAGCTGGAAGATTGCGTGTTGGAAGGCATCCCACCGCACTCAGGCTATCGGAAGATGGCGAAGCTCCAGATCAGGAAGCTCAAGGGTCAGGTCCAACAAGTCATTGGGCAGATGGAGTCTGGCAATCGATTGCAAAGGGGATGATTCATGATTGAGATTCGAAAGAGTGAGACTGCCGACACACGCACTTGCGATTTCGCCAACGTCTCTCGTGAGACACTTCTGGCTAGTAGTCTCCAGCACATTGGAGACGTGCATGCTGCGCTGGGTTTCATGGCGGCTGAATTGCTGAAGGCCGCAGGTCGTCATGACTTCGACAAGCTCACAGACATTGATAGCTTCCATGCGGACTTCATCACGGGCTTCAAGCAGACCGGGTGGTGGGACCGGCATCGTCAGTTGAACCGTCACCATCTTCTAAATCCTGATGGTGTGCGAGACGACGTGAACCTCATCGACGTGATCGACATGGTGTGCGATTGCGTGATGGCAGGCATGGCCCGAAGCGGTGAGGTGTATGCCGTGAGCATCGACCCGGCTGTGTTGATGAAGGCGTTCCAGAACACGGTGGAACTGCTCAAGTCTCAGGTGGTGGTAAGGTCTGATGAGTGACCAAACGTTGTTCACCGAGTGTTGTAACGTCCCTATCGCTGGTGATTGGCGTTGGTGCCCGAAGTGTGGGCAAGAATGCCGAGTGCATATTGCTCCTGTCCAATTGCCGACGTTGCGAGAGGCGTTTCGTGCTGGTTTCCTTGCGACGGTTCCAAATGACTCTAAAACGCGAGGATGGTCATTCGATGGACCAGCCGCTGCCGACCGAGAGTCTGACGCATGGGACGCATGGCAAGCGTTGTTGATCGTCACGGCGGTGCAAGCTACTGATCATTCGCATAATTGGCGTCGTCAGTGGGAAATCATTGATGGTCGTCGCGTGTATTTTCGTGTGTGTGTCTGTGGGGCGCGAGAGCTACAGGTGCAGAATGCCGATATTCTGTAAGTGGTGTGGGGTGAAGTGGGAGGATCTGAGTGTCCAACCACCCTGCGTCTGCCGTTTTGAAAAGTGTCGTAACTGTGGCCTTCTGCGGAGAGAGCACATCGAGATTTTTGGTGACAGTGAGAACATGCTCTGTCCGACCGGGGTGTTCAAGAAGGAAGTCTATGAAGCGGTCACGGAGACACACGAACACGACAGGGTATCGTCAAATCAGAAACGGACAGACCCGGAAGCAGGTAGCGAGGATAGCTAAGCGTTTGGGCATACCGTTGGGAGGCACGATGGAGAAGCAGTGGATTGTGTATGACGAGAGAGCCACCCCACTGGAGGGCACAGACGACGCTAACGTCATTGTCTGTGAAGGGACCGAGAAGAAGGCCATGTCATGGCCGGGGCGGGGCTACGTCTGGAAGTATGACGTAGACTCGGATGGCAAGACGTTGATCAACGAGGAATACGTCGGGCCGACGAAGATGCTGGAGCGCAACCCGTGAATGAACCGATAGCTAAAGTGTGGGATAAGTGGCTGAGTGAACACGACCAGCAAGAGATTCGTAAGTTGATGGTGATCAAAGCCAAAATTTACCACAAAACGGTGGAAGGCGAATATGGATGTCCCGGCGAAGACTGCCCCGGTGTGCAGCGACTGGTGACGTTGCTGGGGAATTGGACGTCAATGCTGTTCCTGTTGATTGAATTGCCCGAGCTAACAGAGAAGTGGCAGGGGTCCGATGATGGTCACGAGTGGGTGGACTGCGAGGACGATCCCACGGGGTCGTATGGCCATGTGCGGAAGGTGTGGATAGAGCGATGACGTGGCAAGAACGCGCAAAGATCAGAGAAGCCATGCGGTTGTTTGGCACCGATGATGGCTACGACCGCGCCATGCGGATATTGCGCGTGCTGGCTGGAGGTCCGAAGGAAACGGTTTTCGAAAAACAGGTGCGTGAAGCAGGGTCGATAAAGGTGACGGACTTGTGGAGGAAGCCATGAAGTGTCCCGAGCATGGGCTAGAAGCCGTGCTCGTGAATGACGCCGTGATTTACCATGGGCATTCGTATGGCTTTGTCTGGATGTGCCCACAGAAAGGTTGCACGCGCCGTGTGGGAGCACATAAGGAGTCATTGGCACCGAAGGGGTCATTGGCCACGGAGAGCATGCGGAAGGCTCGTATCAAAGCCCATGCCGCCTTTGATGGGTGGTGGAAGAGTGCAGGGATGACCCGGAGCCAAGCCTATAAGCAATTGGCAGTGCTCATGGGGAAGAAGGCCCATATCGGCCACATGGACGAAGCTGAGTGTGAGCGGGTCATTGAAGAATTTGGAGAGAAGCCATGAAGTGGGCGCGTGTCATCTTTTGGTGCGTCGAATCGGTCGTGCTGTTCGTGGGCTACGTGACCGTGTGGCGTTGGATAGGAGTGGGGTCATGAAGTGGGTAGTGTATGAGGTGTGGACGACAGCCCGAGTCATCGAGGCGGCGACGGAGCAGGAAGCTCATGACAAGGGAGAGCCGCCAGCCAGAGAAGGGTTGAACCTCAGCAACTGGCATGTGATTCCCTTGTCAGCCGACGAACCGAAGAAAGACCCGAATGCCTACAAGCCATGGGGCACTCGGTATCAGAACCCCGGAGGATAGATGGCGCTCGATCCGATTCTTGTGACAGAGTGGGCGGTATGCGTCGTAATTGGTGGCGTGGCACTGTGGCGAAAGCTGAGGTAACCATGTGGGTCATCCGAAGCGAGAGAAAACCTAAGCGTGTGCGACCGGGGCGGAAGGAAGGATGGTATTGGGCGAATGAATTTGGATGGACGTCCAAGGATCAAGCTGATCGATTCACCGAGGAACAAAAGGAAACATTCCTGCTACCCCGTGGTGGTGTCTGGGAGGAACTGCAATGAAATTTGTGGTGTATGAAATCTGGACGAGAGCTTCTATGGTGGATGCCGATGATACGACGGATGCCTTGAAGAAGTCACAACCGTCGCCGCGTGATGGATTGACCATGTGTAATTGGTATGCCGTGCCGTTGATGGAACCAATGAAATTGGAGCCATCACCATCGAAGACGTCGTATCTGTCGAAGGTGCAGTCAGAAGTGCCGAAGGAGCCGAACCCATCATGAACCTTTTACTGACCGATGAAGAACGCCAACGGTTTGCGGATTGGTTGGAGATGAGTGCCGACTCCAATGAGCAAATCGCGGCCCAGATGGAAAGGGTCGGAAGTCCACCGATGATGGCGGTGGCGAAGCTGAATCGTACGGAAGCAGCGGCCATGCGTGTGGTCTTGAGAAAACTCAGGACTACAGAGTCCATGTCCATCAAGCCATAGTTTGTCAAAACAGCCTTACTATCTTTTGGTGGGAAGGTCGCACAATCGAATTGCAATTGAGTGCAAAAATCCGTAGACTGGGTCATCCTTGTGTACGACAGAATACCGCTTTGTCAAGGGTGATTCATGCTCAAGTTGATTGGCGACCCGGTCCAGAAATCTGAACACCCCGAGCACAAGATAACCTTCATCCAGAAGGTGATTAAGGGTGAGACGTGGCTGGTGATGGCACACAGTGCCGTCGAGCTAGAGGACGAATGGTCCAGCCTCTACTTCACGTCAGGCAGTCAGAACAACCTGTTCCTGATGCCGCCTTTCGAGCCGAATGTCTTGCTCAACCTTGTCCAGACCAACAATGTCCTGAACCAGTGCATCGAAGCGATGGAGGTGAACATCGATGGCACAGGGCATGAATTTGTCCCGGTGGATGAAGGGAAGGACATCGATAAGAAGGAAGAGAAGATCGCCAAGGCGTTCTTTGATGAGCCGTACCCGAACATCTCCATGGTCACCATCCGGCGCAAGTTGCGGCGGCAGATGGAGTCTGTAGGGTATGGGTTTATTGAAGTGCTTCGGAACATGGCCGAGGACGTGGTGGGTCTTCGCAGTGTGGAGACGGCCCACATCCGGATGGTGAAACTAGACAAGCCCATCCAAGTCAAGAAGAAGGTGCAGCGGGATGGCACAGAAGTCGAGCTACTGATCTGGGAACGTGAGCGTCGTTTTGCACAGACCGTCGCCCTGAAACAGCAAGTGTACTATCGGGAATTCGGAACCACCCGTCATATTAACCGTGACACTGGGGATTGGGAAGAAGAAGGCAAGAAGATCCCGCCTGAAAAGCGTGGGTCGGAGTTGCTCTGTCTGGGTATTAACCCCGACGTGACCACTCCGTACTGGTTGCCACGATGGATTAACCAGTTACCATCAGTCATTGGCTCCAGAGCCGCCGAGGAACAGAACCTCCAGTTCTTGGATGCTGGTGGCCTGCCCCCAGCCATTGTGTTCATTCAGGGTGGCACACTCATCAAGGACACGTCCGACCAACTTCGCATGTATTTGTCGGGCCTCAACAAGAACAAGAACCGGGCGGTGGTGGTCGAGGTCCAGTCATCGTCAGGTTCACTTGATGCGGCTGGCAAGGTCGATGTGAAGGTGGAGCGTTTCGGTTCTGCCCAGTCTCAGGATGCGATGTATACCCAGTATGATGAGTCCACTAAGGAGCACATCCGTATTGGCTTCAGACTCCCACCCCTGTTTCTGGGTTATGCGTCAGACTACAACTTCGCCACCGCACAAGTGAGCTACATGGTGGCCGAGGCGCAGGTCTTTCTGCCAGAGCGTGCTGAGTTTGACGAGATGATCAACAAGACCATCATGAAGGAGCTAAAACTCAAGACGCTCCTGTTCAAGTCGAAGCCCATCACGCTGAAGGATGTGGAGACGCAGTTGAAAGCTCTTGAATTGTCGGCGGCACTGGCCACACGCGAGAGCTACCTGAAGGAAATCAACACAGTCAGTAGCATGGCACTGGAACTGGCTGAAGTGCCTGCTCAGGGTGTTGGTCCCGACAACGTGCCACTCAAGAATACGCCTACGGCTGATGAACTGGATTCGGGTAAGTTGCCTGCATCCATGACGGAAGTGAAGCCGGGTGTGAAGCCAGAACCCAAGGAAACCATCGAAGAAATGGGGAAGAAGGAAGAAGTCAAGTCCATGGCCCGAGCAAAGGCCAAGGCCATGTATACCTTCAAGGAGCGGAAGGCGGCAGGCGATCTACTTGCGTTGACGCAGGACTATGCCATGTATCAGGGTCTGATGCCCACACTGGCACAGAAGCAGGAATTGACCGCTGAGCGTGCTGAGGAAATCAATGCTGAGGTCGAGTCGTTGCACCCCGAAGACCTGAGAGCGTTTAATAGCTTACTGGCTATGGTGGTGTTTGGGTCCGATGATGCGGACCTGTCGTCCATCGTTGCGGCGTCGAGGTAACCATGGACTACGCCCGTATTCTCAAGTGGAGTCCCAACCAGCTACGAAACCCTTCAGGGTCGTCTATAGGTGGACGGTGGGCCAAGGAACTCACCCATCAGGGCTCACGGGACCGCTGGCATGGGAAGGATCAGGCGAAGGGTCGGAGACTTGGTACAACTGAGGCTGCTAGGACCATAGAATTTCAGAGGAATGAAGCTCCCACGTTTCCCAAGGGTACGAGCACTCAGCAACGTGAGTACATTGCAGGGCTGTCTCCGAAGGCGCAGCGACGTATTCGAGACGCTGAAAATAAAGTCATACAGGATGCAGCACTGGCCGAGATGAAAGCCAATATGGCGGTGTCAAAGTCCCCGCCACTGGATCGGACTCCGTCTGGTGAACACAGGAATACGCTCAGGACGCCCATCGTAGAACACTCAGAACACACACGGGAGTTGGGCGGCGGCATCAATGAATCCTTGGTGGTGGAAATTGATGGCAAAGAGTTTGTGTTCAAGCCGGTTGAGGGAGAAAAACATGGCGGGAGTGGTGAGGCGTCACTCGCAGAACGTGAAGTGATCGCATCTCGCATGGATGACGAACTGGGGTTCGACTTGGTGCCCATGACGGTGATGGGTGAAGTCGAAATCTCGGCCCCTAAATATCCAGAATATGACGAGACGCCTGTGAAAAGGATAGGCTCACTCCAAGAGTTTCAGGCAGGCGCAAGGAATTATGGCGTGGCGGATGTGAGTGGTCTGTCACGAAAAGATATCGGGAACATGGCGGTGCTCGATGCCCTTCTGGGAAATACTGACCGGCATACCGGTAATGCCATGGTGAAAGGTAATCAGTTAATTGCCATTGACCATGGTTACACGATGAGTGAAGTACGCGGCACCAACAGTTTAGCGGTCGATAATCTCAGACGAGATGATTTACCCACGAAATATCAGGGTGAATTAGCGGAGCGCATTGAGAAGATGGATGTAGCCCGTGTGCTTGATGGGTCACATATTGGGAAGGCGGAACGAGCGTCCTTTGAGCGCCGGAGAAAAATCGTCATCAACCAGTTGCGTAAGGGAGAAATCCACCTGATTGGTGGAGCGTTATATGCGTGAACTCACCATCTATAACTACAGCATGAAGCCCGAAGAAGTCTTGGGTAAGGTACGGCTGGTGGAGGGTGAAGTCACCATCACTGGATTCCCACCACGGATGATGGCCGAGCTACAGGCAGGCATGCCTGATGCGAACACCGGCACCCGCATCATGCCGGATCAGGGCGTGGTGTTTTTCGAAGCGGTGCTGAATCGGTATACCGGAGCGTATGTCCGAGCCGTGGAGCGGAGCATGGCGGATGTATTGAAGTCCCATGGCTAAATCCTTCACCGACGTGCTCAAGTGGGATGAGCATAAGCATCCCAGAGATAAACATGGGTTGTTCACGATGGGGACAGGCCCATTTGGGCACACGCCTGATGACCCCAAAAAAATCGTGCAGGTCTATGGGCTATCAGACTTTCCAGAGGATGCCCCGCCAGATCCCTTGGAGCCCAAGTATCAGACCGAGGAGAGAGCCGAGCAGGCTGAGCGGCGAAGCCAGCGAATTCATCTGACCCAAGAAAGTGATCCCAAGCTCCCACCTATGGGGTCGTTGACCACGAATACCGCCGCCAAGCAGCGGGGTATTGAGCGGCGGAAGAAGCGGAAGGAAAAAGCCGCACGGATGGCCGAAGCCAGACGAAAAGAAGGTGGCGTCGTCGGAGCGAAGCAGAGAGCCCTAGATTTCCGCATGGCGCAAGGCCGCGCACAGCAGAAAATTATCCGAGCTATCCGAGAGCGTAAAGACGACTAGCCGTGGCGAAGACTGTAGACCTGAGAACGTATATCGCACTGGAGAGGGCGTTTCTTAGGCGTCTTCTGCGGACGTGGCGTATTCAGTCGGCTCCCATTTACCAGAAAATCACGCAAGCCTGTCTCGACCATAAATGGGATGAAGCCCGTCGATTGGTGCCCGATCTGGATATGGCTGAAGTCGGCACGGAAAACAAAGAGTGGATTACCTACATGCTCCTGTCGTGTGGCGTGTTCGGGGCCAACATGGTGGCGAGAGGTAAA